AAGGCTCTCTCCGACATGCTCTTCCTTTCACAAGCTTCGATTATAGGGTTGTACTTCGGCGCTACCGCCTACATGTCTAGAAAACCGTAGAGCTTTACCATGATAATTGAGAGTGTAGCAGCAGCCGGTGCAATCCTCAGCACCATCAGCACCGCTATTAACAAACTGAACGAGGTTGGAGATGGAGCCGCAAAAGCTGTTGAGTTGATGCAAGGGTTTTCTGATGCGTTGGATTCTTTCGAGCGTGATAAGAAAGACTCAGTAATTAACAATTTGTCATCTCAAGAACTTTTAAAACTCGAAAGCATCAAACACAGAAGGGATCAATGGGAAAAATCGTTGCACGACATGTTAGTGATACACGATCCTGCATTATTGCAACGCTGGGAATCTGCTAAAGCTCAACAAAAAGCTGCACACAAACGACAGATGGAGGCGATAAAAGCTAGAGCTGCTGCCAGAAAGAAGATGGTTCAACAGATTTGGTTAATTATGGGGGTGACCGCTATAGGGTTACTTTGTGCATTTATACTTATCGGAGGGATCATACTGATTTTTAAATAATGGATATAGGATCAACAACACCAACAAATCAAATTGCGTGGCGGCAAGTGGCAGAACAAAAGTATCAGAGACTTATGGACGACTTGCAAGTTGAAGAGCGCAGACAAAGAGTCGAACAGCTCAACACTACCCTGTACATTGCAAAAAATGGTAAAGTGGAGATGCAGCAAACAAGAGCTGTTAACAATATAAATTTTTTGGTGTAAACATGGGGTTTAAATTAAGTATTGGCTTGGGTATAGCTCTAGTCTTTTTGGCAGGGGCTTTCAAACTATACTATGACAAATCTCAGGCTGAATTGGATTCGTTCCAAATAAGGTTAGAACAATCCATTCAGAACCAAAAAACGCTTGAAGGTACTATTGAAGAACAAAACAACAACCTGAAACAAACCATTGAAAACCATAATCTTATGATTGCTCAAGTTGAACGACTACAGAGAGAAAATATGGAAGCGCAAAACGAGGTCGCTGATATCAGAAAAAAGTGGTCGCGGCACTCGCTCGATGTGTTGTCAGTCAGGAAGCCTAAGCTTATAGAAAACATCATAAACAGAGGCACAAAACAGGTGCTAAATGACCTTAAAACAATCACCGATCCGTATCAATTTGATGAAACTGAGTCTATTACTAATCCTTCTGCTGGTTAGCGGTTGTTCAATTCTGGGTTCTGGTAGGGATATACCAGAGGTCCAGCCTGTAGAGGTTGTCACGGTGGTCAAGAAAGCGCCAATGTATCACCCTCCGCTGCCCAACAATATTGACCCTGTTCCTGTTGAGTGGACTGTGCTAAATGCTGAGCTGATGCAAGAGTATTTAGACGACTTAAACGAGGGAAATGCGCCTACCAACGTCTGGTATGCCTTGACGACAAAAGGCTACGAAAATCTTTCAACTAACATGGCCGATGTGAAAAGATATTTGAGACAGGTGCTTAGCATTGTAAAGTATTACCGAGAAGCGGATGAAGAAGAACAGGATGTAAAAGATGAACAATGAATTAAAAACAAGTCAGGAAGGCATATCTCTAATCAAGTCATTTGAAGGGTGCGAATTGACTGCGTACAGATGCTCAGCAGATGTCCCAACAATCGGTTATGGCCACACGGCTGGTGTGTCGGATGGCGATACCTGCACGCAAGAGGAAGCAGAAACCATGCTGGCAGAAGACTTGGTAGAATTTGAGGACTACGTCAAAAACTACGTCGAGTCTGAGTTGCAACAAAACGAGTTTGACGCTCTGGTGGCTTGGACCTACAACTTAGGCCCAGCTAATCTCAAAGAGTCAACCATGCTAAAAGAGTTAAACTCTGGAAACTTTGAAGAAGTGCCGAGACAAATGAAGCGTTGGAATCGTGCTGGCGGCGAAGTGCTGGATGGTTTGATACGAAGGCGAGAAGCTGAGTCGCGGCTGTTTAAAGGAGAGGCTTGGGAGGGCGTTTAGTTGTCGGAAATCAGTCTCAAAGATTTTGATATCCTGTCGCAACAGGACCAAGCAGAAGCAATAGCGCTTCTGAACCGCTTTGAGCAACTGAAAAAACAAGAGTCTTGCCAAAAAGATTTCATCACCTACTTAAAACATTTGTGGCCAGACTTTATTGAAGGCCGTCATCATAAAATCATAGGCGAAAAGTTTAACCGGATTGCAGAAGGCAAGCTCAAACGACTGATAGTGTGTTTGCCTCCTCGTCACTCGAAGTCTGAGTTTGCTAGTACCTACTTTCCTAGCTGGATGATGGGGTTACGCGGCAACCTGAAGATCATACAAACCACTCACACCGCAGAGCTTGCGGTTCGATTCGGACGTAAAGTCAGAAACATTATTGACAGCCAAGAGTACAGCACGATATTTCCAGACCTGAAACTACAGGCTGACAACAAATCGGCTGGCCGTTGGACTAGCAACCAAGAGGGTGAATTCTTCGCAGCTGGAGTCGGAGGAGCTATTACTGGACGAGGCGCTGATTTGCTTATTATTGACGATCCGCATTCTGAGCAAGACGCTATGTCGCCTACAGCTATGGAGTCGGCGTATGAATGGTACACCTCTGGTCCTCGGCAGCGTTTGCAACCGGGAGGGATAATCATAATCGTAATGACCAGATGGTCTACTAAAGATCTGGTTGGGAAAGTCCTCAAGAAACAGGGCGAAGAAAACGCTGACAAATGGGAAGTGGTTGAGTTCCCAGCCATAATGCCAGAAACCGATACGCCACTTTGGCCTGAATTTTGGCGCAAAGAAGAATTGTTATCTGTGAAGGCATCTCTGCCTATCTCGAAATGGAACTCCCAGTGGTTACAGAATCCAACGGCTGAAGAAGGCTCTATAGTAAAGCGCGAGTGGTGGAATACTTGGGAGGGCGATGTGCCTGCCTATTCCTATGTAATACAGAGCTATGATACGGCTTTCAGTAAGAAAGAAACCGCAGACTATTCTGCCATAACCACTTGGGCCATATTCAGCCCACAGGATGGAGAGGCTGATCAAATCATATTGTTAGATGCAAAGCGGGTGCGCGTAGATTTTCCTGAACTAAAAAAATTGGCTTGGGACGAGTACAAATATTGGGAACCAGACTGCGTGTTAATAGAAGCCAAAGCAAGCGGAACCCCACTGACTCAGGAATTGAGGCGCATGGGTATCCCTGTCACGGCTTACACGCCAAGCAGGGGCCAAGATAAAATAGCTAGGATGAATTCTGTTGCTCCTATTTTTGAAAGCGGAATGGTTTGGGCGACTGAAGATAATTTTGCTGACGAGGTTATAGAAGAGATGGCTGCATTCCCTTACGGGGACCATGATGACTATTGTGACTCTGCTACGATGGCTCTCATGCGTTTCAGGCAAGGCGGGTTTGTGGCGCTTGATGAAGACTACCAGATGGACGCAGATTTGTTACCAAGGAAGCGTGTTGTCTATTACTAACTGATGGTACACTGAGCGACTATGGCTATTGAAAAACGAGAATTAGGCACGCAGAACGACCCTGACGTTATTGTTCAAGGCAATGCTATCGAGGTGTTTCCAGAACCAAGCCGTCAAGATCAAATAAAAGAAGCTGCGGAGATATTAGTCAACGAAGAAGGCGTTCTGGTTGGCGATGAAATGATGGAAGAAGTTCCAGAAGTCAATGCGGCTCCTTTCGACGCTAACCTTGTTAATGAAATCGATGAAGGAGAACTGCAAAGTCTTTCTAGCGATATCTTATCCAGTATCCGACAAGACAAAGATTCTCGAAGCGAGTGGGAAAAAACCTACGTTGATGGCCTGAAGTATTTGGGCATGAAATTTGACGAGTCAAGGTCAGAGCCGTTTGAGGGATCAAGCGGCGTAATCCATCCTATTCTTGCAGAAGCTGTTACCCAATTCCAAGCACAGGCTTATAAAGAAATGTTGCCTGCTAAGGGTCCGGTCAAAACACAATTGATTGGGCAACGAAGCGCAGAGACTGAAGCTCAAGCGGATCGCGTTCAGGAGTTTATGAACTTCTACATTATGAACGTGATGCAAGATTATGATCCTGAGTTGGACATGCTTTTGTTTTACTTGCCGCTCGCGGGTAGTGCTTTCAAGAAAATTTATTTTGACTCTGTTTTGAACAGAGCGGTATCGAAGTTTGTTTCTCCAGAAGACCTGATCGTGCCTTACGAAGCCTCAGACCTATCAAGCGCTGAGCGAGTGACGCATGCAATCAGCATGTCTCGTAACGAAATCAAAAAACAACAGCTGTCTGGTTTCTATGCAGACGTGGAAATTAAAGAAAACTCTTACGAGGCAGACGAGTCTGACGTACAAAAAGAAATAGACGATATTGAGGGCATGTCACCCTCGTACGCAGAAGACCGAGACCACACAGTTTACGAAGTGCATACGATACTGGACCTCAAAGGGTTTGAAGATGTAAACCAAGAAGGCAATCCAACTGGACTGAAGCTTCCTTACATCGTAACAATAGACGAGTCTTCGCAAACCGTTTTATCGATTCGCAGAAACTATTTAGAAGGCGACCCGTACAAGAACAAAATCAACTTTTTTGTGCAGTATAAGTTTCTGCCCGGACTAGGCTTCTATGGCTTAGGACTAAGTCATATGATTGGCGGTTTGTCCAAAGCCTCGACCTCAATACTCCGCCAACTTATTGACGCGGGGACTTTGGCAAATTTGCCTGCTGGCTTTAAGGCAAGAGGGATGAGAATTCGGGATGAAGACGAGCCACTACAGCCCGGAGAGTTTAGAGATATCGATACGACAGGCG